ATGATCACGTTTGGATTTTTACTAGGTGCTTTTGCTCCTAAAACAGTACAAAAGTTTGCTGAACAAAAGATTAGCTCTTAATTATTTTCTGTTCGCTTTAATTATTATCGCGACTACCTTTGCGATTTTCTTTGCGAATAGCTCTAGCAAGTATCAAAGTAAGATCGACGAGCTTAACGGTAGGTTAATCGAGATTAATCAGCAGATTGAGATTAAAGAAAAAGAGGCTCTATGTTTGAAAGTAAAAATAGACAGCCTCAAGAATGAAGCCTTAAAACCAGACACGGTTGAGATTTACACAATCAAATACTATGAAGATAAAAAGCGTGAAGTACTTAATGATTCTGCTCATATTGACCTTGATAACGTGCGGACGTTCCTTCGCTCAGTCAAATTGCCTGACTGATGAAGAGATCAAGAAAGTTAGACTGATCATTATCGAGAACCAACAGCTTGACTCTACGCTTTCAATAGCTAGGTGGAGATCGAATCAACTTAAAAAAGTTATAGATAGTCAAGATGAGTTAATCGTATCTTATCAAGAACAAATAATGCTCAAAGAGCAAAAGGAAAGAATGTTAATCAAGCAGGTCGATTATGCTAAGAGGGAAGCTGTGAGACAAACTCGTAGAAAGAAGCTCTTTCAAGTAGGTACGGGAGTATCTGCTGCTGCTATCGGTGCGCTTTTAATCTTAAAGTAATGCCAAGAGGAAAAGAAATAACTCCACAAGGTCAGTATATCATAGACCTTATTGCACAATATCCAAACTACCCATCCAGAACACTAGCTGTACTTGCTTACGATAAAGAGCCGAATTTATTTAACTCAGTCGAACACGCTAGAGGGTTTGTTCGCTATTACAGAGAAGAGAGTGGGATAAGAAATCGAGCGAATAAAAAGATAAGCGTAGATGACGTAATACAAATGCACAATCCTTTAAGACTTCCAGAAGGAGACGAGGATGATTTTGAATGGCTACCTTATAAGCTCTCAGACGATTGTAAGCGCATTCTTTGTCTGTATGATGTCCATGTACCTTATCACGATGTTCGTGCCTGTAACGCAGCGATTCAATACGGACTAGACAATAAAGCCGATACGATATTCATAGGAGGCGACTTTATGGATTGCTACGGCCTTAGTAGATACGAGAAAGACCCACGCAAAAGAGGGTTCAAGGAAGAGTTGGACATGACTAGAGACTTCCTAAAAAGACTCAGAGAGCTATTCCCTAAAGCTCGTATTTACTACATGATCGGAAACCACGAGGAAAGATACCAAAAGCTGATGATGGCTAAAGCTCCACAGTTTATCGGGATTCAAGAGTTCGAGATTGATATACTCCTTCACTTTGGAGAGTATGGTATTGAATTGATTGATGATAAGCGAGTCGCTAAGATCGGCAGACTGAATCTGATTCATGGACACGAACTACCTGGAGGAGCATATTCTCCAGTAAACCCTGCGAAAGGACTATACAATAAGGCAAAACGGTCCACAATGTGCGGACACCATCACCAAACGTCTGAACATACTGAAAAGGATATTAGTGGAGATGTGGTTACTTGTTGGAGCGTTGGAACATTAGGCGCATTGAATCCAGACTATATGCCTATAAATAAGTGGAATCATGGCTTTGCTTTTATCGAAATGGATGGCGATGAATACCATGTAACGAACAAGCGAATTTATAACGGAAGGGTATTATGAAAAGAAAACCAGGAGAAGAGATAAGCTACTACGACACGAATCAAAAGATTAGAGTTAAGATTGACAAGCGATTGGAAGAAATCGCACACATCCACGCTCACTTAGGAACGGACAGCACAGAAAAGGAAAAGCAACAAGCCTATAAAAGGATTGGAAGGCTAGAGAAAGAGATTGAGGAGTTAGATCCTTATTTTTATCCCGACTCATATTGAGTATAGTTTGATTGATGGTTAGAGCCTCTGCGAATTTTGCAGGGGCTTTTTTTTTGTAGTTAAATTTTTTATATATTCGCTTTCTAAATAAAAACAAGTGAATATGAAAAATCTAGTAATAAGGGCTTCGCTCGACGGAGATGAGTACACAGGCCTCTGGAATGTAATTGACGAAAATACTGGCTTTATAGAAGTCGATGAAGTCTCGAAAGACGAGGCTCTAAAAATTGTCAAAGACTATAAAAATCGAGTAGAAAAAGCGATGATTTTCCTTACGCTATCAGATCAGCTTACACCTCAGCAATGTAGGAATATAGTTGATAGCAACCTGAAGGCTATTAATAGAAGAAGATCGAGAAAAATTGGCAGAGGATTTAGCTTCTGGACTTGGTTATTAGGCTCTGGTGATTTGAATACTGGAGGCGTTTTTGATCTACACAAAGACAGATTTTAATCAGAGAGATATGAAACTAAACAACGTAACAGAGAACCAGGAGAAAGTTATTAACAAGTACGCTGAAGCGATCGCTTGTGAAATGGCATTAAAGCCTGAAATGATATTTAAAGGCCATACAAGAACTAAATGTATAGTAAGAGCTAGACAAGCTCTGATTTACTTCATCAAGAATGATCATAGAACCAGTCGGATGACTCTTTCTAATATCGGAAAGCTATTCGAAATGCCTAACGACTCGATAAAGAGAAAGAAGCCGTATATGGACCATTCTAATGTGGTTCACGCATACCAACGTGCTGCTGAAGCATTAAAGCCAAATAAATTTGGTGCTTATCCGAATACTGCATTAAGGTCGATTATCCTTTCTTCTTTAGAAACGTATAGACAGCACACAGGTGATTGGAAACCTATAAATAAAAACGAGTCTCTTTGGATTCGTGAGAAAAACATTAAAGATCGTATTGAGTTTCTAAAAACAGAACTCGATCAAATATTCATCCAAAAACAAGCATTTTATGAAAGTAACTAGCTGGACAACAATCAAGGACTACGCTCAAATCAAAGGCGGTCGACAAGCAAATACACTTAGTGCGATGATCTCCGCTTTTATGCGTGAAAATAAACCAGTTCGAAAGATTGAAGTGAACGGAGTTAAGACTTCTGTATGGGAGTGGGAGGACTGTCTTCTCAGAAAAGCTGGAGGTACTACTCTGATCATTGAGCTATGATCGTTCTGCTCTTAATTGCGATCTTCATTCTCGCTTTTCTATATCTTCAAGAAAGGCGAAAGAGAATAGAAGCTGAAGAAGATGTAGATGCGTGGAATGATTGGCCAGACAGAATTGAATAATTTTTTATATATTTGACATATCAAAACCAAAAAAGATGAGCAAAGAAAAGAAGCCAACGCAACTGGCTACTGTTGCGAAAGACTTAGAGTTAATAGGCAAATTCGAGCAGTTTAACGAGCTGCTTCAGCACGCTCCGCCTAGTAAGTGGGTGAAAAACCATCCTTTTCAAAGAGGGGTGAAGTACATCCCTATCGGGCAAGTTGAAAAGATACTCAGAACACTATTCCCTGAGTTTAAGATCGAAATCAAAAACGTACAGCAGATGTTTAACTCTGTTTGCGTATCGGTCAGAGTTCATTACAAGCACCCAGTAAATGATCAATGGTATTTTCAAGACGGTGTTGGAGCTATGGGCGTTCAGACTGATAAAGGAGCTTCTGCCTCTGACTTAGGTGCGATTAAGCAAGACGCAATCATGAAAGCCGCTCCCGCTGCTGAGAGCTACGCAATTAAAGATGCGTGCGAAAAGATCGGAGAAATCTTTGGCGCAAATATGAATCGCTCTGACGTAGTCGAAATGAACTCACCTTATATTGATCACTCTAAAGCTGTTGAAGGATGATACTTGAAAAAGAATTTCAAGAAGAAACTGGGTGGAAGAAGGAGCCAGTTGAGTGTAATCACTTTAAAATCACATCGCCAAACAGTAAGGTTTATAGTCATAGCAATGGGCTGATAACACAAGGAGCTTTTTTATACTACTTTGACTATGCAAACTGGCTAGAGAAAAGACTAAAAAACAAAAAGAAATGAAACCAGGAATATACACAGACCTCACAATCGAGGACTACCACCAAAAAGTAAAAGCGATTTCAGCATCAGCTTTGAAGAAAATCAAAAAGTCAGAGCTTGATTACTGGCATCACTTTAATAACACAGAAGAACAAGAGCGAAAGAGCCACTTTGACTACGGCAACGCTTTTGAACTTGCGATCATGGATGCCGCTAATGGCACTAATGAATTTGATCAGAAGGTAGCTGTAATGCCTACTAATGATTGGACCGCTAAAGCTATGGCTGACAATCCGAACCTGAAATCACCAGCAGCTTCTAAGATTTACAAAGAGGCTAAAGCTGAATGGGAGGCTATAAACGCTGAAAAGTATCACATAGCACTTACGGGTAAAGAGTCAATGGAAACGATCACACACACGCTTAACCAGCTTCGTAAGGATGAAACCGTATGGAAGCTGATTGAAGGAACGAGCTACCAAGTGTCAGCGATCTGGAAAGACGAAGAAACTGGGCTAATGCTAAAGACTAGGCCTGATGTCGCTAAGATCAATAAAAACGTGGTTCTCGATATTAAAACTTGTCAAGATGCTTCACCTTTTGGATTCGCTCGACAAGCTACGAATCTGGACTATCCTATTCAAGCTGTGATGCAGATCGACGGAATGATTCAGTCAGGGTGTATGGATAAAGTTGATCGGTACTACTGGTTAGCTGTTGAAAAGGAAGCTCCTTATAACTATGGGCTTTACTACTTTCTCCCTGAAGATATTGAAGCTGTGATGGCTAAGTACAGAGCTTTGCTAAAAAAAGCGGCTAAAATCGACTTCGACAACCCAAAAAGCTACGGTGGTGCTGCCGATAATCAGTACGGAATTTTAAATTTGGAAATACCTAAATACTACTTATGAAAATCATATCATTGAGCGTGGAACTCACAAAACTCCAATCGAGCAAGTTTACAACGAAGAAAGGAACTGAATGTCTTTTAATTCCGCTAGATCAGAAAGGACTTATCTTAGGTGCTGAAGAAAAAGGCGGAAGAGTTTACCTTGACATCACAGTAGGAACAAAAGATGAAAAAGACGACTACGGCAACGATGCTTCTGCTTGGGTTTCTCAATCGAAAGAAGAAAGAGAGGCTAAAGAAGATCGAACCTTCTTAGGTAATGGTCGAGTGGTATTTGACTCAGGAAATCGAAATCCTGAAAGCTCAGAACCTGAGAAAGTAGAGAGCGTAGAATCTGCTAGTGATGATGAGGATGATTTACCGTTTTAAAAATTGGAAGGATGAAAGAAATAAACATTGATTACTTACTTAGTAAAATTTCTGAATTACCTTATGAAGAAAAGGTTGAAGCCATAAATAAGTTAAGGGCTGACATACACAAAATATCGCCATTTAAAAATGAGCCGGTTGATTTTGTTAGATGGGAGAAATCAGATAATGTAGTAGCAAATGACTACAACCCTAACAAAGTAGCTCCACCAGAAATGGAGCTACTAGAGGTTTCAATAATGAATGATGGATACACTCAACCTATTGTAACTTGGTCGAATCCAGAAAAAAGCAAAACAGAAGTTATTGATGGCTTTCACCGAAACAGAGTAGGTAAAGAATCTAAGGTAGTTTCACAACGCATAAAGGGCTATTTACCTGTGGTTGATATAAGAAAAGAGCAAAGTGGAAAAAACGATAGAATCGCATCAACAATACGCCACAATAGAGCAAGGGGTAAGCACCAAGTAGATGCTATGAGCGAGATTGTGATTGAGCTTAAAAATAGAAACTGGAGTAATAAAAGAATCTCTAAGCAGCTCGGAATGGATGAAGAAGAAGTTTTGCGTCTTTGTCAAATTTCTGGACTAGAGCATCTTTTTACTGATAAGGATTTTAGCAAGGCTTGGGTTTCAGAAGAATCATCTGAGAGATACATTCCTGTTCACGACAAATTGCTACCGATTGAAATTGAGCAGTACAGAGCAGGAAATACCAATGATCCAAACAGAATTTTTCACACATGGGATAAATGGGAGTGCTACAAGTCTGGATTCTACGAAAACTCGCATAAGAAATTATCACATGAAGAATGTGAATCTAAGTTCAAAGAGATACTTTCTAATAAGAATTTGTTTGAGAAAGGGCTCATTGGGGTTATAGAAAACTGGAAATACTCTTGTGAGCATTATTTAACCAACGGCTCAATGAATAGGATAGCCTGGCTAGGTCAAGCTGCTGTTTGTTATTTATCAGGCGTTTCTTCAAGATATTCAGGATCATGGTTCGATATTGATGAAGCTAAAAGGGAAGAGGCAAATAATATAGCTTTGGAATACTTGAACAAATGGCTTGAATTAAATGAAAGAGAGGTAGTTGAAATGCACGAGGCATTAAATTCAGGTAGACAAATAGAACTTTATTGACATGAGTAAAAAAAGATTTCTAGACGTATCTGTGCTAGAGGCATCAAAGAGCAGAATAAGCAAGGTCTTTGACGATTTTGAGAAGATATACATATCATTCTCAGGTGGTAAAGATTCTACCGTAATGACCCATCTTGTTTTAGATGAAGCGATAAGAAGAAATAAAAAGGTAGCTTTATTGATAATAGACCTAGAAGCTCAGTACAAGGCAACTATTAATCATATAGAAGAAATGATCGAAATGTACCAGGATATCATCGAGCTTCATTGGTTTTGTGGAGAGCTTCTGTTAAGAAATGCTGTGTCAGATTTCGAGCCAAAATGGATTTGTTGGGATAAATATAAAAAAGATATTTGGGTTAGACCAAAACCAGAATTAGCCTCAGATTTAAGTCAATACGATTTTTATGTACCGAAGATGGAGTTTGAAGAATTTATGGTTTTGTTCGGAGAATGGTATTCTAAAGGTAAAATGTGCGCTGGATTTATAGGTATTCGATCTGACGAAAGTTTACACAGATATAGAGCGATAACCTCACAGAAAAAAGACCTAACTCATAAGGGTTATAAGTGGACAACCAAACTCAATAAAAACCTGTTCAATGTATATCCAATTTACGATTGGAGAACTGAGGATATATGGGTATTTCACATGAAAAACAACCAATACCCACACAACAAAGTCTACGATCTTATGACAAAAGCAGGGGTAAAGTTTGGAGATCAGAGGCTTTGCCAACCTTATGGCGATGATCAAAAAAAAGGACTTTGGTTGTATCATATACTAGAGCCTGAAACATGGTATAAGCTCATAAATAGAGTAAGTGGAGTTAATTCCGGATCTTTGTATGTAAAAGAAAGGGGTAGTATAAATGGAAATACTTCAATATCCAAACCTGAAGGGCATACATGGCAAAGCTATACCAACTTCTTGCTTCGGTCACTTCCTAAAAAAACACAAGAAAATTACAGAGAGAGGTTTGAGAAATTTATAGCTGGGTGGCTTCAACGTGGTTATAAATTCATACCAGACGAAGCACCTCATTCTTTAGAGGTCAAATGTTGGGCTCCATCCTGGAAAAGAATGGCTAGGTGTATTTTAAGAAACGACTACTACTGTAAAGGGTTAGGCCAAACACAGCCAAAGTCTGAAGCCTATGAAAAATGGAAGTCAATTAAACAAAAACGAAAATTAGAAGAATCTTTATGAAAACCACCACACCAGATCGAGTGCCGAGTCAATTAGAGTTGGCACTCGACTATAAACAGCCTAGTCTTATACGGCAATTTGCTCGTGAAGAAATCGAAAACTATCTAAAAAAAGAAGCGCAAATTCTTACCTTTGATGGTTCGGTCGACATGGTGCAGTTTATTAGTCAGTTGAAACCACGCATTCAGATCATAGCGCACGGAAGTTTTACGATCGAGTTTGGTAAGATAATAAGTGAACCGAAGAGGATAAGAATAATTTACAAGGGTAACGAAGTAGAGGTATGAAAATAAGCCTTTTCAAAAGAGCGTCCGACACTCGTCAGGATGAAGAGATAACTATCTCCGATTTTATCTCAGGAGTCAAGTACGGAAGATGGGAAAAAGAACAAGGAGCAGTCAGAGCCGCTAAGACAAAAGACGAACAGAAAAGAGCCAAAGAGAAAGTACCTGCGGTTACTATCGGTGGTACTTTTAGTGCGCCTAGAAATCAAGACAACTTAAAAGAGCGATCTGGTTTTATAGCAATTGACATTGACAACCAGACTGATCTTGATTATCTAAAAAAAGACCCTTACACCTACGCTTACTTTGAATCAATATCAGGTGGCGGTCGTGTTACTATAGTAAAGACCAGGAAAGATAGACCGCATAAAGATAGCTTTAGATGGGTTCAGCACTACTACTTTGAAAAATATGGGATAACTGTCGATTCGCTACCGCAAAACATAGCTTCGCTTCGCTTTGTATCACATGACCCGAATATCTTTATCAACGAGAAATCGAGAACAGCACAAACAAAGCAAGAGCAAAGAAAAAAACCACGATCACTACCGATAGCAATACCACAAGACAAGGTTGGTCAGTTAGTAAGTGAAGTAGTAAGCAGAGGTATAGACTTAGCTCCGAACTATGAAACTTATCGGAACTTAGGCTTCGCTCTCGCTAATGGCTTTGGCTCTTTAGGTGAAGACTACTTTCACGCACTTTGTCAAGTCAATCCAAAGTATGATAGTCGTCACGCTAAACGACAATGGGAACATTGCTTAAAACGCGGCAATCGAAGTGGTATCACCGTAGGAAGTTTTTATTATCTTCTAAAAGAAAACGGAATCGACATTCCGAAAGACAATAAGCCAGTCCAAGTAGCAGCAATGGCAAAGAGATCAGGTCGTGAGAAAGAAGGCGCAATCTCGACTTTGGTAGAGCTACACGGGCTTGACGATAAAAGCGCATTTGATTTAGTTGAGCAGGTTTACAATCGTGACGATATAAACTTGACAACGATCTCGAAAGACCCTGATCAGTTAATTGAGAACATGGTAGAATGGATCGCAGCTAACCACCAGCTAAAAAGAAACTTGATCACACAAGGAGTAGAAGAAAATGGAGTAGAAGTAAGGCGAGATCGTTTTAATACGATATACTTACGAGCGAAAGCAGCATTTAACTCGACCGCTGTTACAGCAGATTTGATTGAGCGAATCATATACTCAGAGTTTATTCCAAATTACAACCCGATTAAAGACTACATCGAGAAATACTCAACCAGGTGCAATTCAAATGGAAATATAGACGATCTCGCAGCAACGATCAAAACCGATACTCCTAATGCTGCTCTTTTTATTCGAAAGTGGTTAATAGGACTTGCAGCAGCAGTTGACTACAACCCAGTGAGATCAGTACTCGCACTCACAGGTGGGCAAAACACAGGTAAGACAGAGTGGTTTAGACGACTACTTCCGAAAGAACTGAAACGCTTTTACGCTGAGTCTAAACTTGATGCTGGAAAAGACGACGAGCTACTGATGACTCAGAAGCTAATCGTAATGGATGATGAAATGGGCGGTAAGTCAAAGCAAGATGAAAAGCGATTTAAAGAGCTAACATCAAAGCGAACATTCTCGCTTCGTCCGCCTTATGGAAGATCAAACGAGGACTTTAATCGACTCGCTGTACTTTGTGGAACGTCTAATGAGCGTGACATTATTAACGATTTAACAGGTAACACTAGAATCCTTCCCATCAATGTGATCTCGATAAACCATGCAGCATATAATGAGATTGATAAAAATGAGCTTTTTATGGAGGCTGTTAGAGCGTACGAAGAAGGTGAGTCATGGGAGCTAACTAGAGAACAATTGAAAGAACTTCAGGAGACATCGAGAGACTTCGAGTCAACGCCTTTCGAACGTGAATTGATACTGAAATTCTTTAGAAAAGTAGAATCAGGTGAGGTTGGAACTTGGAAAACAGCTACGGATATTAAAGATATTATCGAGACAAGAACAAGGCAACAGATTCGATCGATGAAACGATTTGGAATAGAACTGAAGAATGTTTTTGGTGATTCAAAAGCGAAAAGAATCAATGGAACGCCTCAAAGATGCTACTTTGTAGTAGATACAAGTAACAGCCAAAGTTCTGAAAATGAGGATGTTCCGTTTTAGTGTAGTAATGTAGTAGGTAACCTCTTACGAGTCTTGAGCAATAAAATGATAAACACTAAAAACAGCACTCTATAATATAATAATATAATACTCTTAGTATTTTAATTACTACTTACTACAAATGATCTACAGAGTCGATGAATAAAAAGAAAGAGGTGTAGTAGGTAGAAAAAATTGTACTTACTACACTACTACAAACTAAAGAGATGAAATTTGAACTAAGAGAATACCAAAAAGAGACAATTCACGAATTGAGAATTGGTTTCAGAAAAGGACACAAAAGGCAGGTTCTTTGTCTTCCTACAGGAGCTGGAAAGACAGTAGTTTTTTCTACGATGATAGCGAACGCACTTCAAAAAGGAACTCGAACGCTTGTCGTAACAGATCGTGTCGAGTTGTTCGATCAGACTTTTAGGGCTATCGAAAGCACTGGAGCAATAAGACCAGAGTTGATCGCTGCTGGAGCTAGAAACATCGACGAACGTCATCAGCTGCACGTTGCTATGGTTGAAACGCTATCAAGAAGAATTAAAAAGCTCCCTGACCTACAGCCTGAAATGATCGTAATAGACGAAGCTCACAAAGGAAACTTTACAAAGATCATCGAGGCTTACCCTAATGCTTTCGTAATTGGAGCAACAGCAACGCCAGTAGGAAAGCACTTTCCGAAATACTACACGAATATTGTTCATCCAGTCGATATACCTGAGCTTGTCGCTGAGGGCTATCTTTCACCTTGCCATGCCTTTCAGATGCAAGATGACTTCTCAGACCTAGAAACCAGGAGAGGCGAGTTTACCGAAAGCTCGATGATGATGCACTACGATAAGCCTAAACTTTACGGAGGCGTTGTCGAGCAATATCGAAAAAGAGCAGAAGGAAAGAAAACGCTTATCTTCAACTGCAACATCGAACACGCTGAGAAGATGAACGCAGAATTCAGATCACAAGGCATTACATCAGAAGTGATCACAAGTAAAACACCGAAAGCTGACCGACAAAGAATATTGAAAGCATTTTCTGATGGTTTGATACCAGTCTTAAACAACTGCGGAATCTTAACGACTGGATATGACGAGCCTTCGATTGAGTGCATAATCGTAAACAGAGCAACGCAATCGCTACCGCTTTGGCTTCAGATGTGCGGTCGAGGTTCTCGAATCTACCAGAATAAAGATCGATTCACACTTTTAGACTTTGGTGGTAATCATGATCGACACGGATTGTGGTCAGAGAAAAGAAAATGGACACTCGAAGAAAAGAAGAAAAAGAAGACAAACGGAGTAGCTCCAGTCAAGAACTGCGAAGGCTGCGATGCGATGATAGCGACAAGCGTTCGTGTTTGTCCTTATTGCGGACACGTTCACGAAGTGAGTGAAAGAGAACTAGGAAGAGGCGATTTAGTAGAAGTCCAAGCTCCTGCTGAGTTAGTTGGAAAGTTTATCGGTGAATTGACTATTGATGAGTTGATCGACTTGCAGAAGTCAGAGAAATACAAAGCGACTTTTATTTGGCGAGTAGTGCGCTCAAAAGGCTATGAAGCTGTCAAGGAATACGCTTCAAAAATGCAGTATTCTAGCGGCTGGGTGTATCGACAAAAAAAAGATTTATCGAAAAGCCAGTTTAATGACTATCGCATTAAATAAATTTTATTAAGTTTGACGAAAGCAACAAAGTAACATGACCGAAGCCCAACTACAAGCAAAGTGCATACAATATGCCTGGAACAACTACCCTCAGTCAAGAGGACTGATCTACGCAAACTACAACAACCCGAAAAACGCAGGTCATGGAGCGCATCTGAAAGCGATTGGGCTAGTCAAAGGAGTTGCCGACATCACGATACTATGGAACGGACAAGCGCACTTCGTTGAGCTTAAAGCTGAAGACGGAAGACAAAGCAAAGCGCAGAAAGAATGGCAAGACAAAGTGAATGCCGCTGGATTTAATTACCACCTAATAAGAACATTCGAGACATGGGAAAAGCTACTGAAAATGATAATGGGATGATATACGCCTACTACACGCACTACGATCTCACGAACAGGAGTAGGAAAAGAGCAGTTTATCACGAAGCTCGAAAGCTAATGGCAGAGATTGGAGAAATAGAGGTAGAGTTTCTAACCAACCTCTTCACAGAGCAATTCGAGTATAAGCACCTATACGAAAAGCTGAAGAATGACTATCTTCGAATGATCACTACTCACAAATGGAAGCACATTATCCCGAACATGCTATACATTGAGTTGAAGTATAAGCCGATAGCATGAGACATGGATCATTATTTTCAGGAATTGGAGGCTTTGACCTTGCAGCAGAATGGATGGGTTGGGAGAACGTCTTTCATTGTGAATGGAATGAGTTTGGACAAAAAGTACTTCAATATTATTGGCCTAATGCAATAAGCTATGACAACATCAAAGAAACAGATTTCACTATTCACAGAGGAAGAATTGACATCCTCACAGGAGGCTTCCCATGCCAACCCTATTCAGCAGCAGGAAAGCGAAAAGGCAAAGAGGATGAGAGACATCTCTGGCCGGAAATGCTTAGAGCAATTCGAGAGATTCAGCCACGTTGGATTGTGGGCGAAAATGTTTATGGCCTTGTTAATTGGTCAGGGGGATTGGTATTCGACGAAATCCAGGCTGACTTGGAAGCTGAAGGGTACGAAGTCCAACCGGTTATACTTCCAGCTTGTGCCGTCAACGCACCGCACCGAAGAGATAGAGTCTGGTTTGTTGCCTACGCCAATGGCTCAGGACAGACAGACAACTGTGGAACAAACATTGAAAAGGAAGGAGAAATACGGAGGAACAAAGAGAGCAATGTATCTGGGAAATTACGCAGTAATGGGGATGCTTCCAACGCCAAACGCAATGGATTGGAACACGGCACGAAGCCCAGAGAGTTATGCCAAAGCCAAAGAGAAACACGGGAGCGCATTGCAGGATACGCTAAGGCAGAGGGCTGGACAAGGTTCCCAACTCA